AGATCATTGTCTATCCGCGGCTGAAGAATTTGCATTACTTCTTGGCTGGTGGCGACCTAGATGAACTCTCAAGGATGAGACCATTGATCGAATCCTGGGGCAAATCAGTTGGTTGCACCAGAGTGACCTTGGCAGGCCGAAGAGGCTGGGCAAAGACATTTTTAAAAGACGAAGGGTACAGCCCACAATGGTCTGTACTGGCAAAGGAACTTTAGGGGATAAATATGGCATCAGAAGCACTCAATTGGGCAATAGCTAATGGCCTGGGCCAAGCTGAATTTGACGCAAGAATTTTTAACGCTGTCCGAGACGCACAAGCCGCAGGGACAAGCAATGCCATGTTGCGCATTGAAATGGATCGTCTTGGCATTAGTCCAGAAGATGTGGCCCGTGCAACTGGTGTTAAAACGCAAGATGTGGCAGCAAAATACACGACAGCAGTGCCAACAACTGAGGCTGAATTGATTGCCAATGCTGCGGCTGATGCAGAGCTTGCAGCGCGTACAGCTAGAGATAAAACGGCCAGTCAGTCTTTGATTACCTCCAGAAACTTGGATGCGACAACTTCTGCCGGTCTTTTGAGTGCGGCCCAGAAGGTAACTGCTGATGCAGCCCAGGCTGAATTGGTTCGCAAACAAAACGAAGCGGCTGAACTTTTAGCACGAAACAATGCGGCATATGCCGAGCAGCAGCGCTTGAATAATCTAGCATATGCCGAGCAGCAGCGCTTAAATAACTTAAAAAATCAACAGCAAATTGCTGCCAATCAAACGGCTTATGAGGCTTATTTGGCCAATCAGGCCAAGTTGGCAGCACAGCAGGGTGCAGCAGGCACTGGAGCAGGCACTGGACCATTTGCTGGTGCGACCCAAGGCTTTGAGCAGAACTTTAGAAATTACACATCCATCCCAATTGGCGCTCAGTACAACCCCAATGTGGTCGGTGGCACTGGCTCACCATACTCACAAGTAATGGCTCAAATGAGACCAGTGGGCAATCCATACGCAAATGTGGTGGCAGGCCAAGCAATGGGTGGTTATAACCCTGCTTTGTATGACCAGATCGCTGCGGCCAATGTGGCCAAAGCTGCTGCCGCAAACACTGGCGTGACATTGGCCGATTACTATAATGTTGGCGGTGGTGATGCTACTGATGGGGATGATGGTGGTGGCGATGGTGGCGGCAATGGCACAGGCGGTGCTAGTGGCGACTGCGTAGACCCAGATGTGCATATTTTGCTTGCTGATCGCAGCACTGTACGCGCAGGCGATCTCAAGGTCGGTGATATGTTGCACACGCTACATGATGAGACTTTTGTTTATGGCGATTACCCAGTTGAATATGTCAACATTCTCCAGCGCCCCAAAGTTGAGGCCCAGTTTGATGATGGTCAGAAAATCATTGTCTCTATAGCGCACAAGTTTTTAACTGCTGACAATCAGTGGGAAAAGATAAGTGACATTGAAATAGGCACATCAATCCGTGGTTTTGAAGATGTAACAAAGAAACTAGTCAGTATCACTGATGTTGGCACTGGACCAGTAATTGAAATGGTGGTTACAGATGCGCACACTTACATCTCTGAGGGTCTTGTCTCTCATAATAAATTTTATGGCGGTCTGATCACCAATGTTTCCGGCCCTGACCCTGCTGGTCCTGATGAGGGTCAAGTCAACATGATGCGCGGTGAGTACGTCATTAAGAAGTCTTCAGTCAACAAGTATGGCCGTGGACTCTTGGACATGATTAACGAAGGCAAAGTGCCTGCCAAGAAAATAAAATCTTTACTCGGATAAGGTGGCAATATGTCAAAAGGTGGAACAACAACCTCAACAAGCTCCATTGATCCACAGATCAAAGAAGCATTCTTGGCCAACTTTCAGCAGGCCCAAGGGGTCGCTGGCGCTTTGCCGACTCAGCAGTTTGCTGGCTATAACCCGATGTATCAGGCAGGCGAGGAAGCTCTGGTCAATGCTGGCCTTGCTGGCCCAGGCATCAGTGGCACAGACTTGGCCGCACAGATGGCGGCTTATGGCGGTATTTATCAGCCTGGTCAGATCACAGCGCAGCAGACCAATTTGAGCATGGGTCAAGGTCCAGGCACTATTGGCTCTTACATGAATCCATATACATCAGCTGTGCGCACCAACGCATTAGCTGACTTGGAATCTGCAAGACGATCTGCCATCCAGCAGACTGGTGAACGTGCCACGCAAGCCCGTGCATTTGGTGGATCACGCCAAGGTGTGGCCGAGGCTTTGACCAATGCCGGCTTTGCCAAGCAGGCGGCCACACTTGGCACAACCTTGAACGAGCAGGCATTTAACCAGGCAATGGCCATGCAGCAGGCCGACATTGGCCGCAGATCAGCAGCCGACATTGCCAATCAGCAAGCAGGCTTGCAAGGTGCGCAATTAAGGCTAGGCGGTGCAAGCCAGCTAGGCAATTTGGCTGCACAGCAGCAAGCCTTGCGTCTTGGTGGCGCTCAAGCGGTCATGGCCGCTGGTGGTGCGCGTCAGGCTTTGGACCAGCAGCAGATGGATGCGATCCGAAATATTGGCTTGCAGCGTCTTGGCGTGGTCCAGTCTTCACTCGGTGCGCAGCCTGCCAACCTTGGCATGGTGGCAACGACTCCATACAGTCAGAATGTCGGTGCTGGCGCTCTTGGTGGTGCATTGGCTGGGTCTCAATTGGCTGGCACTCTTGGTCTTACAGCTGGCACTGGTGCTGGCCTTGGTGCATTACTTGGTCTGATTTAATATGCCCAACACCCCAACCCCAGAGCCACAACGCTACGCTGACGCGCAGCTCATGGCTTTGCTTGATCCATCAAGCAAGCGTGACACCATCCTGATCACGCCTGGATCACCGATGCCCTCGCGCATCCCTGATGGGTTGACAGTGGCTCAGACAAGCCGAGGCATTGTGATCACCAGCGACCCTGCAAAGGTCAGGATCATTGACCAAGGGTCTGAGAAAGATGTGGGCATGGCGCTTTTTGGCTATGCATACGATCAGGCCAAAGGCTTTGACAATGTGGCGGTGGCCATGGATAGAGGCGGCATTCCGGTGGCAGAGCTGGCCATCAAGCCTGGTCAGGAAAGACGGGCCATGAGGGCTGCATCTTTACTTGCACCAGATACAGGATCAACTAACATGATGAGCAGAGGCGATGTGGTCGGCACACGCCTCAGAGGTTTATTGGATTAAGGTGGAAATATGGCTACTCAATTTGATTTTGCAAGTTTAGGCAATATGTTTGGCGGTGGCGGTGTGCCAACGGGACTTGATGCATTGCTGACAGAAGACCAGCGCAAACTGCTTGGCCGTAATGCTGCACTGTCAGCAGCTGGCGCACTATTGCAGGCCAGTGGCCGAAGCGCAGTGCCAATCAGCATGGGCCAAGCGCTTGGATCAGCTTTGCAGGCAGGCCAGCAAGGTTATGAAAAAGCGAGGGCTGGCTCTTTCCAAGATTTACTGCTTGGTGCAAAACTTAGAGAGATGCAGCAAGACGCTACGCGTCAAACGGCATTCACTAATTTATTTTCTAGTGCCACGCCTACTGGCCTGACACCAGCGCAAGCTAGTCTTGCAGCGCCAATTGAAACAGCTGGCCGAGTCGGCCCAACGCCTGATCGTGCTGCATTGATGAGTGCTGCACCAGCACCGCAACAAGGCGGCCCATTTTCGTTCTTGAATCAAACGCAACGTGCGCTATTGTCTGGAATGAAACCAGAGCAGGGTTTGCCAGAAATTTTAAAGATGTCTCAAGCTGCTGAAGAATATGGCCCTTCAACTCCTGTAGTGATGAATGGCAAAACTGTCATGGTCCAGTACAACAAGCAAGGCCAACCACGCATTGCTCAAGGTGTCATGCCATACGAGGCTCAATCACCTGACATTCGTGCTGTGGAGTACATCAGTGGCACACCATTGGCTGGAACTGGTACAGCAGGCATTGGTCAAGTTGGCGAGTATCGCAAGCAAATTGCACCAACAACAAAGGTCGATGTGAAGTTACCGCCTGGGCCATCTCAATTCTTGGCTGGTGCTGGAACTGAAACAATTAAAGTGTTGGGAGATTTAACAGCCGGTGCAAGGTCTGCCAATGAAACATTAATCAATGTTGAAAAAATGCTGCCTGCGCTTGATAAGGCTATTCTCGGACCAGCCGCTGATTACAGAACAGCAATGCTGCGAATTGGTCAACAACTTGGTGTTGCTGGTGCTGACGCAAATGAGCAACTAGCGAACACCAGAATTGTGGTCCAAGGCTTGGCCCAGCAAGAACTTGATGCCGCGGCTCAAATGCGTGGCCAAGGTTCATTGACAGAAGGCGAGCGTGGAATTCTTAGACGCGCAGCGGCTGGTGATCAAACACTCAGCGCTTCTGAGATTAGACAGGCATTATCAACAGCACAGAAAACATCCAGATATCGCCTAGCAGCGCAAGAAGATTATTTGAAACGAGCAATGAAAATACCAGGCTTTGAGCAGTTTGCACCTATGTACCAAGTCACACCTTATGGTGGCGGTGGCGGTGGCAATCCATTGCTAAATGCCATTGACCAACAACTTCAATTGCGTTCTTCTGGAGGTCAGCGATGAGTGATGCATTAGAAGGTTTCACAACTGAAGAACTGCTCAAGATTAAGCAGGGCGATGTCTCTGGTCTATCCACTGAAAAGCTGAATATTCTTAAAGGCATTCTGTCGCAAAGCATGGACATTGATCGCCCTGCACCAGCGCCAGCATTGGCCCAGCCTTTGCCACAAGCGCCAACCCAACGCCTGCGCTCTACTTTACAGGGCGTGACCCTTGGCTCTGCTGACGAGATGGAAGCGCGTCTGCGCGCATCAGTGACTGGTGAAGACTACGGCAAAGTGCTTTCTGAAATCCAAGGCAAGATGAAGGCTTATCAGGCCCAGTCACCTCTTGAGGCATTGGGCTATGAGGCATTGGGTGGTGTTGGATCAGCGGCTGCATTGACTTTGGCCACTGGTGGCACGGCAGCGCCATTGACTGGTCCAAGGATGGCGGCAAGTGTTGCACCATTGGTCAGGGCATTGGCCGGCACATCAGCGCTTGGTGGCGCTCAAGGTGGCATTACAGGCTTTATGACAGGCGAAGGTGACTTTGCAGCCCGTGCGGCCAGAGTGCCTCAATCCACAATGATGGGCGCTTCTATTGCCCCAGTGGTGCAGGCTGGATTCATGGGTGTTGGCAAGGTCACAGATATGGTCCTAGACACTGCTAGGCGCTTGTCCGGTGGCCGTGGTGGTAAGGCAGCAGAGGCTGAAATTCAGCGGCTGGCTGAACAGACTGGCCTGACTACAGATGAGCTTGTGCAACGCATTGCCAGCGGTGAAATCTTGGCCGAAAACCAAACACTACTGCAAGCTGTGCGCGCTTTGTATACCCAAGGCGGTAAGGCATCCACAACGATTCAAGGCGCTTTATCTACACGCCCAGACAAATTGCGCACAGAAGCATTGACAGATATGCAGCAGAAACTTGTCAGTGGTCTTAACCCCAATTTTGTTGGACCACGGCCACAGAATGAAAATGTGTTGCGTTTTTATCGCGCAACTAATGACGAAGCCAGAGCATTGGAAAACAAAGCCTATAAAGACTCTTATGGCACTGGCGGCATCATTGGCCAAGACTTATTGGTCAGTCTTAAAGACGCATTGCAAAGATCACCAACGGCCATTGCCGACATCAATGCAATCTACACGGCCCAGACAGGCAAGAAGCCATTTTTCTCTTTTGACAAAGATGGCAACATTGTGTTTGCCAAAGCGCCAACATTAGAAGATGCTGAAGTTGTTCGCAGAGGTATTCAGACTTCAATTGATGCAGCCTTTACAAGTGGCAAGGGTGGTGTTGGATCGGCCTTGAAACCCGTTGAGGGCGCTTTGAGAGATGCCATTGATTCATCATCACCAAGACTGGCTGCAACCCGTGCTGAAGCCTCGCAGCTCAGAAGCGCTAGGGAAGCATTCAAAGAAGGTCGCACCATCTTTAACAAGAGCGCAGACGAAGTCCAAATAATGATGGAAGACATGGCCAGCAACCCTGGTGCAGTCAATGCGTTTAGGGCTGGCGCTATGGATGCTATACGAGCCAAGATGGGGACTGGTCGCGCCAAGGGCATGATGGGTGTTTTTAATAATCCAGAAACAAAAGAAGGCGCTATCTTGCGCACCATTTATCCTAGTGATGATCTTGATGGCATCTTGACCCGCATTGGCACAGCGGCCCAGTCACAAGTCGCAAAGAATAGGGTTCTTGGCGGGTCGGATACAGCGGCATCAATGATGCAAGCTGCAAAAATTGGCTCGACCATTACTGCTGATGAGGTGGCCAATGCTGTTACTGGCAACCCCATGGCTGGACTCAGAATTGTCAACAAGATGTTAGGCGAGTCCAACAAGGGAATGTCGGAGAAAGATCGCCAACGTGTGGCTCAGATTCTGATTTCAGAAGACCCAGATATTGTGCGCAAAGCATTGCGTGATGAAAGCGGCATGGCCAGATTGCAGCAGGCCGTGGCAGCTGGCGCGAGAATGCTTGAAAAGACTGTGCCTTATGGTGCAAGCTACATTGGCGCGACAATGCCAAGACCTGGTTTACTAGGCCAATAAGGACTAACCATGGCAGGCTTGCTGGACTACTTAGAAGGCATTGGCGAGACTGGCGCAACCCTTGGCACTGGACTATTGTCTGGTGTTGTTGGCGCTCCATACGGCCTGTTTAAAGGCATTACCAGTGGCCGCTATGGCAGCCCAGAAGCTGTGCGCATTGCCGAAGAGGAAGCTAAGAAATTCATGGAGCGCAACACCTATGTCCCACGGGGCAAGGTGGCCCAAGAGGCTTTGGCTAAGGCTGCACAGCTCATGGAAGCAAGCAAACTGCCGCCAATACTGCCAGAGGCTGCAATGCTTGGCTCAATACCGCGGCAGGCTTATCTGGCCCAAGCAGAGCGCAGGGGCATGGACCTCGAACGGGCCATGGCGCCAAGAGTCGAAAGAATGCTTCAGCGCGGTGGTGCTGGCGCTGATATCTTGCGTGACTTAGCGCAGGGTACTCGGTCCAATGTTTACTTAGACACAACGAAAACAAAGCCAAACCCATTGGTCGGTACAAGGTACGAGACTCAGCAACTACCAGGCATTGTGGCCAGAAGGCCAGTCAACTATGACGAGATGCTGGGCGGCAGCATTATGACTTACCCAACTGATATGCTGAGTCGCAACACATTAGTCACTAATGTCAGCGACATCCCACTTGGCAACAATGCGTTTGTTACCCCAGGCGGTTTGATGTACATGATGGATGAAAACAATATCAAAAATTTCATTGGCTACGCATCAAATCAAAGCGCTGCTAAAGGGCAAAACACCAGAGCATTGCAGGCCATTGAGGAAAATAAAAAGATGGGTGGCACTGGCCGAATATTTATGGCGCCACACACAATGCCTCCAAGTGGTGAAAACTTTTCGACTGGGCCAACACTTGGCCTGCTGTCAATGATTAAAGCTACAAATCCAAGCCCGTCTCTTTTGGACACAATTTCAGACCAAATGAGAAGTGCCACAGTTAAAGGGAAAAAAGGCAAATACAAGGATTTTGTTGGCTTGAATGATCCAATGGCGGCAGCGCAATTGCTGACTGGCCAAGGCTTAAAGGCCGGAAGTGCAGGAGATTTGAGAAAAGTATTTGTAGATAAGATGAGCAATGTCGCTGCCGAAAGAGGCTTGGGTTTTAACTATCCAGACTTACAACGGGCCATGTTTGATCCCAATGTAATGAACAAACCAAGTTTCTTAATGGGTGATTCAATTTACGAGGCATTGCCAAATCGCGGCATTAGTCCTGGCACTCATGGTGCGTATGGATACGATATGCCAGGCATATTCTTTGGCAATACCCGTGGCGCTCCAGTAAGTCAATTTATGCAGCCGGTTTACGACAAGATTTTGCCAACGCAAATGAACAAGCCTGGCTCTGGAATTGGCAAGGCATCTGTAGAAGATATGTTTTTAGCCTACCAACATCAAGATGAGCCATTCAATTTGAGTGGAGTTTATGCAGACCCCAATCAATTGACCAGGGGCAAGCTATCCACAGCTGGCGAAAACATTTCCATGTTTATGGATGAAGAGCAAATCAAACGACTCAAGAAACTTCTTGGGGAAGAGTGACCATGACGATGTAATGCTCAAGAGCGCGAATAGCCTCTTCAGCAATGGCCTGCTGCTCTGGGCCAGTCATCTTGTTGATGGCTTTGTCTGGCTGCACATCGATGTTGATTCCAAAGCTAGACAGCTGAACATCTAAAACTATTTTCATATTAACCCCCAAAAAATGCGGCCACAAGTGGGTCGCGTTTGACAACCCGTCTCTTTTGCCTGCGTCTGGCCAAGCCAAAGTCTTTGTCATCTGCTGACATTTTCTCTCTGTATTTTTTGATGCGCTCTGAGCCTGGCACTGGCCCAGGCGCAATGGCATCATCCCCATCACAATTGAGAGCGTTGAACAGAGCAAAGCTTTACAACGAAAATAGTTCTGGTCTAGTCAACGGCCACTTCTCATAATAAAAAAGGGCAGCCGCGAAGCTGCCCTTTCTACTCTCACGCTGCAATTATTCGTCCGCAAGACCCTTGAAGTAGTTAAGGTCTTCGTCCTCAGTATCAAATGGCACATCATCTGCGACAGACTTACGAGCCTTTGCAGCCTCGAAGTTTGGCTTCTGAGTCAAACCACTAATAGAAGCGGACTCAACAACAGGAGCATCAGCCGAACCGAGACTTGCGCCAAGAACGTCCTCGAGCTTCCGCTTGAGTTCGTCGTATGACTTGAAGTTCTTAGGATCCAGAACTTCCTTGAGAGAATGCTCAGACTTCCAAATCTTCTCAAGCTCTGCGTCATCATCAAGCAGAGGACCAGGAGTGTCGAACGATGAGGTATCGTAGTTAACATAACCAGCGACCATCTTAGAACGGAGCTTGAAGTTAGCACCAGACCAGAAGTCGAACGGGTTGAGAGGCTTGTCGCCCTCATACTCAGGATTCATGGCAGAGGTGAGCTTGTCGAAAATCTTCTTGCCGAACTTGTACAAGAAGACCTTGCCTTCGTTAGCAGGATTAGAAGGATCCTTCACCACATAGATGTTAGCAACATAGTGGAGACGGCGCTTCTGCTCACGGGCCTGCTTACGCTGCCATGAGTTTTCATCGCTTGAAGCATTCCAAAGTTGAGAGTTAAATTCGGACACAGGATCCTTTTGTCCGAGAGAGGTAAGCGAGTTCTCAATGAACCACTTACCGGTAGGGCCCTTGAAGCCATGATCGAAATAGCGAATCCAAGGAAGAGCGTCATCGCCATCTACTGCGGGTGCAGGCAGGAAGCGAAAGACCGCCATGCCGTTGCCGGCCTTATCGCGGTTGAGCTTCCAATAGCGAGTATCTTCCTCGCGGCCTTCGCCCTGAGGTTGATTGATCTTTTCGATTTCCTTGGTAAGACGACCAATATCGGCCGAAGACTTCTTGAGGGATGCAAAGTTTGACATTGTATGTTCTCCGTATGACAGTGTATGTTGAGTATAATAGCACAGGAATCTCCCTGTGTCAAGTGTATATAGTATCTTCCACATGAGATTTCAAGAGGTCTGCGAACTTTTTTTTGTCTATCTGTGGAAGAATAAACGGCGCAAACTTCTTGGCTTTGAAACTAATCTTAGACCAAATGAAATCATCTGGTAGTTTAGCATCAAACTTCGGAACGAACTGGACGAAATAGTCGAGTATCACAAAGGTCTGATAAGATATAGATCCAGACATTAGAGTCGGTATAATGTTTGGATATTGACTATCAAACCGTAAGGCGGGTTTGATATCTCCTATCGTCGCCAGTTCGTTCCGAAATACATAAGACATGGATTGATTGGTTTTCATATATGCCTTTGTGTTATCAAAGGCTTCATCATCAAGGAGGTCACCAACCCATGTCTTATCTTTTAGTAAGTTGGCCACTAAATGATCCTGCATGTTATCGCAGTTTCGAGCCAACTTTTCAAACTGAAACCTATCTCTTCTTGAGAGGTAAGTTTCCTTGCTAACGTGCCTTGTCTTACCATTATACTTGAAGTAATCGTAAGAGTCAAGATTAAAATGGTTTTTCAAAGCAAGATAGAGACAGAATGTTTCATATCCGGACAGTTTCATTGTCCATTCTCTTCAAGGTCCTTCATAAGCTTTGCTTTAATAGCATCAGCAGCAAGATTTGTTGAATATCTTGACCAGGGAACAAACTTTTCTTCTTCCTTTTTAGATTCGGTATAACCACCACCGCCACCCTTACCAACAACCTTAGCATTGTTCCTCAAAGCACTGGACAGGATATCACCGAGAGTCGATTCCTTCTCTACGGCTTCCTTGTAGTCACGATCAAGGAACTTGTACCGACGCCACTCTTGAATATTCTTATTGTTCTGGACAATAAGTTGCTTATTGATAATCGCATCATAAATCTTGCGAGTGATATAAAGTTTACCCTCAGTGTATGAAGTCTTACAGTGGATATAATCAAAGTCATCGATCAAGTCCTTGCGCGTTTCATGCTTCGTGAAGATAAACTGTGTCTTATAACGCTTTGAAGTCCAGACTTCAGTTACTTTTCCATTATTACGAACATAGTCTTCTGTCTTATTCTTACTCTCTTCATAGTCTGCCATTATCGCGCCACGAATGGACACTTTATCACTAATAGGGCAATCCAGAATGAATACATCAATATCTTTGTA